GTGAGAGCGGATGTCGCGTACCCCACGGCTCCCGCGAAGGTCCGCCATGCGGCCACTGCGAGACGCACCGGGGCTCCAATGACTGCCACGAAGGTACGGGCCGCGAACGTGGCTGCCCGCAACCCGACCTGGACACCAAACGCCGTGGTGGCAATCTGCCCCAGCGTTCCCGACAGAGCCTGAATGCGGCTGGCATCGCGACCCATCTTCGTCAGCGCGAAGCCGATCAAGTCCAAACCGACTTTCAGAACGGCAGCCCCGGCTGATACCTTGCCCAGCATGTTGGCGATTCGGTCGAGAATGCTGGACTGTGGGCCGTACCTCGCCAGCACAAGCGAAATGCCACCCGCCGCGATGGCCGTTCCACCCGCCGCCTTGGCGACAATTCCGAACGCGCCGGCCAGAGACGACAAGAGCGGCACGCTGCCGCCAAGTGCCTGCGTCGCGGTCGCAATGCCGTAGATGGCTCCACTCGTCATGCCGGCTGCAATGCCGACGTTCGTGGCCGAACTTGCGATTTGCCCCAAGTGGCTTGAAGCCCTTTCGGCCAGTTCTGAAAGGCTGCCCATGGCGTCACGGATCGGCGAAGTGAATTGTTTCGTCCTCGCGACGAGATTCACGACTAAATCGCCGATTGCAGACATTACGAACTCCTGACCTGACTCCGCATCATCGCCATGGCAATCGCCGGTGAAACGAACTCTTCTCGGTCTGCCCTACTTGCCTTGGCTGGTTTCTTTTTGCGTGCGATGGGATCGACCGGCCGGCCGGGGTCTAACAGTTCCATGTCTGGAACTTTCGGCGGCTTCAGGTTCTCGGCATCCTCGCGACTCAAGACGAACGGCGCGAGGTAATAGCTGATAACCTGCAACTCATAGAGAATTGCCCCGCCAATCGCTGCCAACTGTGCGTGCAGCCGCTCGGGTGTCGATGGTTCCAGCCGCTCGAACGCTGCCCACTCATCAAATTGAGCGGGCGAAAGTCCATCAAGAGCGGCATCAACATTGAAGAACCCCCACCCGCGAGCAAGCCGCATCGCCAGTCGACGGCGGGGGTTCCCTATGAGTTTTTTGCGATGGCCTCGACGTCGGAATTCTTGATCCCGCAGTGGGTCGCCGCCGCTTCGTAGATGTCGTCCATCAGCCGCCCGTCCTGTTCGGCCAGCGCCTTCATGGCCGTTTCGTCGTACTGGCTGAACAGCAGTTCGTTGTCAGGGCCAACCAGCGTCATGCAAATCAGGCGACGTCGCGCGGCGACCAGTCGATCGCGTTTCGGGCGACCATTGCCGTCCAGGATCGCGGCTTCGAATTCCGACCGCTCGCGCTCCGTCAGAGAGCGAACGCGAAATTGGCGACCATCGTACGCCTGGAAATCGTCATAGCGGCGAACCGCCGGAGCCAAGAGTTCTTCACGAGTCAGCAGAGCCATCGGGACACCTTCAACATGGGGTCTGAAACAGCAGGACAATAGCTGGCCGGGGTGTCGAACCCCGCGATCCAGGCGTATGAAGCCTAGTTGGGCACCGGCCCGCCAGCGTTGCGATTACTCGCCCTCTTCGTCGTCGGCTTCGTCTTCCAAGAGTTCGTTTTCGCGAGCGTCCAACAGGGCCGCGTATTCGCCCCACTTCGGACCGGGCTTCCAGACATTCGACGTGTTCCCCAATGCATCGCGCTGCGGGGTTTTCTCGCCGCCTTCACCGTGGTCGTACCCGACCATCCATCCGGAGTCAAAAGCCGCGAAGTCTTCCGGGTGAATGCCAAGGTCTGTCCGCTCATAGCGAACCTTCGCCCGCTCCATTTTCTCGGGCGACATATCGGCCTTCGCCCGGCACTCGTCGTCGGCAGGCTCGGCAACACCCATCCGAACGAGTCTCCAGGCATTCGGATGGTCGATCACCTCACCCGCCGGAGCCACTTGACCTTTCGGCCTCGGCATATCACGAATCAGTTTCGCCTTCACGGATCAATTCCTTTTACGTGGGGTAAGTGACCAGTCCGTCGAGCTTGAATTTACCCTTGCACTTCAGGCCCTCGTTCAGAGCGACAGCGACCCCAAGGGAAGCACCGGCGGCGGTGAAGTCCCATTCGGTTTCGGCCGCATCGGCGTACACGACCTGACATTCAGTCCCGCCAGCTTCCGGGTTCGTCAGAAGATCGGTAATGGCCTGATGGCCAGCCAGAGCGGGATCGAACCACCCTTCGTACGACAGTTCGCCGCCCTCGGTTCGGCCCGTGCTCTTGTACGGGATTCCGGCGTCCGCATTGTCCAGGTAATCCGCCTCGAACGTCTCATTCTCCGCTTCCGAGAATTCCAGCGACAGCATCTGCCCAACCGCCGTCAAGACGGTGGCGATGGTCATCTTCAGAACGGTTCCCTTGCTTCGCACGATGGCCATCGCATGCCCCTTATGACGGGTGATACTGGATCGTCAGTTCCAGCGTGACGACAAACGTCTTCTGATCGCTGCCGTTGACCGGACGCTCTTTCGACTCGAATTGCCCTTCGACAATCACGGCGTCGATAACCTGCGTCCCAGCCGCTCCGCTGTAATCCTTCAGAAATCCCCTGATCGTTTCCGAAAGTCGATCGGCTTCCTCTGCCGTTCGTCCCTTGGATTCGATTTCGATCTCCAACGCGCGGAACGACCCACTTGGGGCGTCCAGCGTGTTGAACTCATCCGAGTCAGTCTGACTGATGACCGCGTAAGGAAGCGGGGCACCTTGCTTGGCGTCCGTCACAAACACGCCGGACTCGCCGACAATGCTGGTGATCGACGATTGAGACAGCAGCAGCGTTCGCAGGTCACCCTTCATTTCAACGCCTTTTCAAGTTCTTTTTTCACGGCCTCGCGGGCTGCCAGTGCGGCGCGAAGTTCCGCGTTCGACGCGCCGGTCTTGACGACCCCCGCAAGGAATCCATCGTGTCGACCGCGATTCTTGCCGGACTTCGTCACGCGGTCGGACACGCCAAAGACAGCCCAATGAATGTTGTTCTTCGAGAGTCCGACACCGCCGCTTCGTTTACGGGGTCTTTTGCTCGCGGACTGCTTTCCGACGCCCAGTCCGACCTTCGCAACGACTTCATCGCCGTTCTTGCGGACCTTGCGACCAGTGGTCTTGCGAGCCTCGCGATACTGACCGGGGATCGCGTCCTTGATGCCTTTCTCGGTCTCTCGGGCATATGCTCTCAGGCCAGACATTGCCGCTTTCGGGGCTCCGGACCGATACAACGCCATCAGCCGTCTTTCGACAGCCCCGATATGGTTGACGTCGCGACCCATTACGGGGACTCCCGCAGTTCCAGTTCGACCCATCGACGGTCGCGGGTTGGGTCGCCTGCGCGTGTGATATAGAGCACTTCACCAGCAGGGAGAACGGCCCGCATCAAGGTCGTAATTGCCGCCGTCGAAGGATTGAACCGGACGCGAGCAGCCCACCGACGAACGGCAACTTGCTGCGTGGGTTGATTGAGTTCGTCGCCACCAGCGAGTTGGATTTCGGCCCACTCTTGGCAATGGGCTTCCCATTGGTTGGAGTCATATTGCAACACTTCGCCATAACTGTTCGTCGCAGCCGCTGGCTTCAGTTTCTGAATCGTGACAAGATCGACCAGCGCCCCGGCCCCGTGCCGATCACATGCCCAAGCCATTGACATCCCCCAGCAATGTTCCGCGAATCCGGTAGTCGCGGAACCGGATCAGTTCGACCATACGGTCATACGTGGTTCGTCGCTCCGACACTGCCGGAGACCGATTCTCATAGAGTTCCGACAGTTTCAAGCGAATCACATGCTGGATGTCCTCAGGGACTTCGCCATCCGCGTAGCCAGCGGTGAACGTGATCGTCACGGCACCGACACCGGCCCGAGTCTCGGGCCATGACTCCCCGTAGGCTGGAACGATCAATCCCGGTTCGTGGGTCGCGTCAACGCGGAATCCTTCAACCGATTGTTCGTCCCCGTTGCCGTCCAGATAGACGACGCTTTCGACGCTGACCAGCGGCGGGGATGGCAGGTAAATCGGATCGCTTCCCGGCGGGAAATCCGTCAGCGTGGCGACTCGCGAACCCCTTACAATCGCTCGCCAGGAATCGCGTTCGACTTGCAGCCGTGACGCCTGGACTAGCGACGTGATGTAATCGTCTTCGGATGAATGAGTGATCCGAAGATGCGACTTCGCTTCGGCGAGTGTAAGAGGTTCGGTCATCGGTCGTCCGCCTAGTTCTTTGCCTTGCGTCCCTTCGGCACGGTGGCCGCTTTAACCAAAGCCACGTGTTCCGCGTCCAACTCGCCTTCTTGAGCGACCCCTTCAGCAATCAATGCCTTGCCTCGGTCTTCAGCGACTTCCACGGCTTCGCCGGCAGCGTGGACACGCTCACCAACAAGAGCTTCCTTCGTCATAACAACAAGCATGGAATCATTCCTTAGAAAGAATGGCAGCCGGGCAGGAATGTGCTTGGTCCCCACCATCCACACACCTACCCGGCTGGCACTTACAATCGCTCGCCAGAACAGCGAGCGTCAAAATTACGTGCGGACCATGTCCACGATCTTCGCGAGGCTTTCCGTGTTGCGGAACTTGATGTCCGTATCCAGCAGACAGACCACGCGAACCGATCCCGCCGTCGACAGACTGTACGGGTCAACCAGGACGTCGACACCACCCCACATCGCGATATGGACCGTGGAGAAGTCGCCAAAGATCATCGCCGTCAGATTCGTGCCGCTCCCCTTCGTCAGATTGCTGGGAATCTGGTTCGTGGCCACCGCCCGATACCCGTTGACCATGTTGTCACGGCCCCACAGGTATTCCGGGAAGTTCGAGACTTTGACGGTCGTCTTGAGCTTCCCTCGCCCGACGGCGCTGGTCACATATCCCATGCCGCCAACGTCGGCGTTCACGGCCGCAACAGTGGATTCAAGCGCCACGATCTTTTCCCACGTCGGGGCACCGCCATCCGTGGCGATGGCGACCGTGGTAATGCTGCCGTTCTGCAAAATCCCAGTCGGTTCGGCGCCGGAGCCGGAGCCGTTGTAAGCCGCGCGGTCGGTCTCAAGCCCAACCACGCGAGCAAGGTCATTGCGAGCAAAACGCTCGCCATCCATACTGGTTTGCTTGAGGAACTTTCGCGTGATGTCAGTGAACGCACCGACCGTCTTTGGCGTGAAAGCAACCTGACCAATTGCCTGAGCCGATTCAGTCGGGGAATTCCCCTCGGTCACCCAGTACGCAGCGCCGGTCCCCGTCTGTTTCGGAATCTCGAAGGGACCAACCATGTCCGTAAGGAACGTGGCACCCATAGCTGCGACCGTCATCCGGTTCCGCAGCATATCGATAAAGCGGGAATACAGCTTCGTCGTCTGGATTGCACCGGCCCCGGCGGTCGTGTCGAAGTCGCGCCGTTCAGCCTCCATCGGCAGAGACAGCGGAAGGAAAAACCCTTGAGCCGACTTGCCGGACCGCTTGGCGATTTCCTGAGAGATTTCCCCTTCGTAGCCGTCGACTTCCTTGCCCTCGGCTCGCATCCGAATCGCACGGAGAACGCTGTACTTCGCGCCGTCGGGATTGTCGACCGGGTCGCAACTCGCTCGCGGTTCAGGCCCGCGAACATGCGTGCTGCCGCCGTCGTTTCCGGCAGTCGCCAGCATCGAAGCAAACCGAGTGTTCCACTGGTCGTTTTGCTCCTTCTGTTTCGCCGCGATCTTGCCATCCAGGTCAGTCCGCTCGTCCATCAGGACGGTGACTCGCTCTTTTTCTTCGGCGGAAAACTCGCGATCCTTGTCTTTCGATCGCTTCTCTTCCGTCGACTTCAGTTCGGCGTTAACAGCGTTCCGCCGTTCCAGCATTTCTTTAAGAGTCATCTACAACCTTCCATGAACAGGGTTAGCGAAACGCAATCAACCAGTATCTATGACCACGGCGGTCGTTTCTGGTTGCTATGTGAGTTTTTGAATTTGCCGTGACAGTTCCAGCCCGGCGAGCGTTCGCGGCGAACGATGGGACGCCGTGAAGTCCTCATATGACCGTTTTGCGACCGACACTTCGGTTCCCTTGTAGGCGGGATAGGTCACCGGCCCGACGTCATACAGGCGTACGCTTCCAACCTCTCGAAGAACCGTGTCGCCGACTTCACGCCACGTCGTCTTTTCCTTGTCCGCGATGAAGCCGAACGAGCAGCCCGAGACGTCGCCGCGCTGAATCTTGGACGCGACGCGCCGGCCGTCTTCGTCGTCGGGTAACTGGCAGGCAAAACGCAAGCCGATGGCATCAACAGACAGCTTCAACGTCCCGGACTCACTTCGGCCCAACAGGATGTTGACGTCATGGTTGAACAGACAGCGAACGTCGTCCGGTCGCTGCAACGCTTCGTCGAAGGCGCCCGGCATGATCCGCTCAAAGGTATTTCCCCATAGGCGGAACTGCGTCCCATCCGGGTCGGAATCGCGATAGAAAACCGCTCCGTACCCTTCCAGGATCAGCGTTTCGCCGTCTTTGCGGAGTTCGAGCGGCCTACTGACCGTCCGCAGTTCCAGATTTTCCATCGTCGGTCCCTTCCTTCGGCTCCCCACCGGCTTGGGCTGACTTGCCAAAAATCGCCTCGGGCAGCGGGTAATCGTCCAGCCCGGCCACCCGGTCGCGGTCTTCCATTTCCCGCACTTCGTTTCGGTTCATCCAGCCCGAGAGAATCGCGGACTTATGGGCCTCATACCGCGTTTTGATGTCCGCTCGTAACAGCGCATCAACGTTGTGCTTCACGTAGAACCGGCCCCATTCGTTCCGGCCAAATAGCTTCCGATTCATTTCCTGTTCGAAGCGGATCAGCCAAGGCCGCATTGTGTGTTTTTCGAAATACAAGTCTTGAGACTCGATGTTCGAGAACGTGGCCCGCCGCAAGAATCCGACGACATGGGGCGGAAGCCGATACCATCGGCACGCGATTTCTTCCCCCTGGAACTCGCGAGATTCCAGGAACTGCGCTTCGTTCATGGGGATCGTGAGCGGGGCAGCCGTCAGCCCGTTTTCGAGCAACAACGCGCGGAAGGCATTGCTCCCCTGATACTGCGAATCGAGTTCGTTTTTCAGCCTCGCGTAAGCCGTGTCTTCCATCAGTCCGGGGGCTGTGACGACCAGACCCGGCTTCGCCTTGTTGCCGAAGTAGGCTGCCGCCATTTGATCTTGGCCAAGGCCGATCCCGATAGACTCAGCCGCAAGCCGAATCGGTGACCAACCGATGATTCCGTTGCCACCCAGGCCAGGAACCCAGATCATCTGCGATCGGTCGAGATTCCGGGGCCGCTCTTGCGATTCCGGATTGACCTCGAACATCAGTTCACCGCTCGCATCGCGATACGGCGTCACCAACGAAGGATGTCGCGGGATCAGGGAGACCAGTTCCCCGCTATCCCCCCATACGATTTCGCATGGGCTGTTGCCCCAACTCAACACGTGGGCCGTGCAAGTCTCCGACCAGACCATCGGCGTCATGTCGTCATTCGGCTGCGTCGACAGTGCGATGGACACCGGATGCTGATTGACAATCGCCCGTTTGCCGCTCTTCTTTTTTTCGAAAACATGGATGGGCAAAGAGCCGCGAGTCTCCGCGATCACGCGAATTGAGGCGAAGACAGCCGACAGCCGCATCGCCGTATTTTCATTGACAGTCACACCGGAGCCGGTCGGACCGTAGAAGCCGGACTGACGCAGCATCGACAGCGGAATCGCCCGCCGCGTCAGTCCGGCAACCATCATTCCGAGACGCTTCAGCATGATCCATTTCCTCGACTGGCGGCGGCTCCCGCATCCCATGCTCTTGCGGCAACCTCTAACACACCTTCGTCAAGCGGCAGGCGTCCGTACGAACTTGCGACACGATAAGGCGTCGTGAGCCAGCTTAGCGCGACCTTCCTCTGTGCTGCATACTCCGGGTTTTCGCTTGCAACGAGGCTCGAATCCCGCCTATCGCCGTTTCTCAGTTCTTCGCACTTCATGTACTGCTGATTGGTGATTCGCTCTATGTGCCCGAATGCATTGAGCACCAACTGGAACGGGTTTCGCGAACTCATTTAATGCCCTTCGTGGCGGTCGCGTGACCGGCAGCAACCATGCGTTCCGACAGGCTTACCCTGTCACCCATTCGCCAAATGTGACCTAACACCCGCCCCATCGTTGTCGCATCGCCGGGGTCGTAATAGCCGTCTCGCCGCTCAACAAGCGGGATCGACACCGCACACTCAGGATTGTCAGCCAGCAACGATTCCATGTGAGCTTTCGCCGCCAACCCGGCTTCCCGTTGATCCTTCTTGTGGACCTCGGGGCACCAGCAATCTAAAAGCCGGACCTCAAACCGCCGCGTCACTTCGACCGTCACCGTGTCACCGTCGTGGATGCCCACGACGCGACATGGCATCGTCCAGGCGATGGGAGGCTGTTGGCTCATGGTGCTACCTCTCGAATCGGAGTGCCCTTACTACTTGTTTCGAGCCGCGTTTCCGTTGCGCATAAAAAAAGCCCGGCCGTTATCGGACCGGGCTTCAGTCAGTTGCGATGACTGCTACGTCTTGCTGTCGAGATTGTGGCCGGCCGAACTGGTCTGACTGCCGTTCGCCCCATCAGGGAAATAGCGAGCCAAGCCGTCTTCAGCCGGAGTCGGAGCATCGGGGATTCCAAGCCCGTTACCCGTTCCGCCCGCCGCCGTAATTAAGGCCAATGCGGGAAACTCAGGACATTCAGGAATCAGGTCGGTGGGAATGCCCTTGGTCATGTATTCCCAGCCGTCAGCGGACAGGCGAGGCACGCCGGATCGCGTGTGCCACTGCTCAAGCGGCACGTCATATGCTGCCGGGTCGTAAACGATCGTCGCGGGGTCCAGGAGGAATCCATCGGCCTCGACAGTGGCTCGATTCATCCCCAACAGATCAACCGCAATTTCGGTTTGCATCTGCTTAAAATGCGGCCAAATGTCGTTCTTGAATTTCTCCGTGAAGCCGCTCTGGAACTCATTGTCCGCGTGATGGACACACGCTTGTGCAATTTGGAGAGCGAGTTCAGCCCATCCGCGAATCTTCGAGTTTTGGATCGTGTAGAGCGGGGCCGGATAGATGAAAAAGGGTTCATAGGCCGGGTCGTTGTGGTCGAGTACCTTGCGCTCGACGTTGTCGTCAAGCAACCTCGCGGCAATGAAGGTGTTGGCCCTCTGGATCAGCTTAATGAGCGCGACAACCGTTGCCTTTTCCGGGGCGCGAGGCACCGACGATTCGGGGAGCATGCAAAACGACTGAACGTATCGTTGAATTTCACCAACGAACTGCCGGATGTCGCGATTCGCTGACCGCCCCTTCCGTCCGTAGTTCAGGAACGCGAGGAAGTAGAGTGCCCACCCCTTCACGTTGAAATATCGCAGGGTCATACTTGCCGTCTTTTGTGCCGCCATGTTCTCACTTCTCCTCTTGGTCAGGGGCGTTCATCGCCATCCGGTAATATCCGTAGACTTGTTCCAGAACGGTCGTCACGCGATCGTCTAATGCGTTTTCCCGCATGCCGCGATCAAAGGCATGTTGAACGGCGTCAATCGCTTTGCGGTGGGGGACTCGAAACAAAGACATTGGGGGAACGTGATACTTGATCGCAGGCCCATAGGGACCGGCCCTCGGATCGGCATTGGGTTCGGCCTGTTGGGTTCGTTTCTCCCTTACGGCCCCGCCGATCGCTTTCACCCCCTTCCATACGCCCCACGCGATTGCTCCGGCGATGCCGAACCCTGACGCCCCGATCGCGGTTCCCGTGGCAATCTGCCAAATGGTCAAACCGGTTCCCAAAATCCCGGTCACCGCTTCGACCGAAATTCGCCGCTCAATTCTCGCGGCGGGTTTCTCCGGAGCCGGTCGCCGCTCGGGCGGGGGTTGCATCGGCCCAGGCTGCGGGGCTGAATCCGCAATCGGCGTCAGCGTCTCGCCTGGATGGGTTGCCGGTGGGACTTGGTCATCCGGGATCGGCCGAATGGGCGTCGCGGTTTCCGTTGCCTTCGGTTGCGTCTTCGGCAGCATTGCCGTCAGCTTTTCCGCGTCCGTGTAGCCGGTGCAGCTTCCGCCCGGCCAAACGAACGCGGGAACTTGCTCAATAGCCGGGTTTGGGCTTTCCTTCAGGTCGACGAATCGGAACTCCCACAAGCGGAACAGGTCCGGGAACAATTGCAAGTCGCTTTTGAAGCACCAACACCCATAGCAACTAATGCTTGAATCGATATAAACCGTGATGGCGATTCGCTCGATTGGGATCGCTGATGGGGCGACATTCAGGGCAGCCGTTCCCGTGGCGATGACGGCTTCGTAGGCAAATCGCGTTTCGGCAACTGTCGTGTAATATGAATTCCCGGCCCTTTTCGAAGACGACAGGCCAACGCCAGCAACTTCGCAGTTCTGCGTCAGCATCGGCCCGCCGGACCAACCATCAGCGATGACCTGATTGAACGAGTTCGCAATAACGTTCGGGCGAGGGTGACGCGGGTAGTTCAGCGTCCCCATCCCGGTAATGTTGCCGGATCGTCCGCAAGTCTGGCCATTAAGTCTCGCCCAAACCGTGACGGGTGACCCCGGTTTTGGCGGTGACTTCGCCACCGGAAGCCACGGATAACCGCTTCCGTCGACGTCCAGGGCGACAACCCCGTCAGCGTTTTGCGTCTCCCAGACGACGCGGGCCGGGATCGGCTTCCGTCCCGCGAACGTCACGAAGATATGATCCCCTCGCGGCAGGTAATGCTTACAAGTCAACACAAGACCGCGAGGATCAACGCAGACGCCCGATCCGCCAAAGACTTCGACAACAGCGTCGCGAGGATCACGGGCCGGACGGTCCGACCCATGACAAAGACAGGCCATGAGCGGAATCAGAAGGCATCCAACCGCGATCATCAGCCAAATCAGAGTATCGCCCAGCCGCTTCATCGGTTTATCCCCGGATGATCTCTTCACGCTGATAAAGCCCCAGGGAACACACCGACCGGCGGAACTCTGCCGGGCTGTAGTCGCTCGGGTTGACGTCGAATTTAAGACCGCACAACGAGTAGTCCGTCAGGAACAGGCCGATGTCCTGAAGTTGGCAGATATTGCATTCAGAACAGAAGAACTTCGTCCGGTCTTCTGCCCCGAACCCGGCCCAACCCAAGCGTTTCTTGAGCCACCACTTCGCGACGTTGGCCCCGCTCCCGACGGCTTGCCGGGTGTCGTATGGCTTGCCTAAGTAGTGGTGATAGGCGTAGGTGGCCAGATAGTCTCGCTGCCATGGGAGCAATCGAGACTTCGGGGCAAGTCGCCAGACTTCGACCGTCCCACCCTTGGACGTGTATTGCGTGATCCGTTCGTTGATGTCGTTCGCCTGGACTCCGGCGATACGTTTCCCCTTCACGCGACAAGGGGAGTCCAACAGGGTCGTGGACTCAACTAACAACTTCCCTTCGGGGTTGAACTCAACAACCATCCCGACATGGGATGGCCCCCAAGTTCCAAAGCGGATAAACCGCGACAGACGATCGGTCCCCCAAAAGAACAATAGATCGCCAACCTCGAATCGATTCGCCTGGACCGTAGACACCGGTTACCGTCCTTCCGTGGTCGCCTTGCGATCGTCAGAGAAATCGATCGATTCGCCGCGAGACAGCGCGACGATTTTCTTCCAGAGCAACTCGCGGTCTTTGTTGCAGTCTTTTAGCGCCTGATCGACGTCTTTGAACCGCGATCGCAGATCAAAGAACAGATAGACAACCGCAGAACTCAGCGCGGTTACGGCACCGGAAAGAACAACTTCGACTTCGCCCACGGTTCGCCCCTTCGCAACTTGTTGGGGCATGCGTCGCCCTTATGGGACGCGAAGGCGTTTCCGCTTTTAGAGTGAGCGGATGCGGTATTCCGCTTTTTGCTCGCCTTCCAGGTACAGGCAGCCAGCGAAAGCCATGATTGCCGCGACAATCGGGTCAATCTTTTCATCGCTTCGGAGCTTGTCCGGCATGACCAACCCGGCGGAATTCGTTTTCAAGACGAGATTGTCAGCGGCCCAAGTTAGGACGGGGTCGCCGCCATGCAAGATTCGTCCATCCGCGAGGGCTTTTAGAAACTCGCGAACCGGTTCGTTGTAATTGCGGCAGGTTTGATCGAATTCGAATGTCTTGATCCCGAGATTGCTGGCCAGATATTGAAGTGGTGCGCGGGCGTTGTTTGGGTCACCGCTAATTGTCGCGAGCGAGTACCGCGTTCTAATGCTGGCAATGTGGGCCTGAATGGCTTCAGCTTCAGTTGTTGAACTATCGGTCGCGAATATGTGACCAGCCGCGATCCAGCCGCCCCAGGGGGCTTCCGACACGTCCCTTGTTCCATGCTTGGGCAGCCATGACCAGCCCTTCATCGCGAAGCGGCGGTTTTCCAGCGGAAAGCACAGGTAGAACGAAGCCAAGTCGTCACGCCAACCCAGGTCTAACCCGCCGTGGCAGGTCTTTTTCGCTACGTCAGGCAGTTCGCCGCCGGATTTTCCCCACAGTTCTGGCGATATGACTTTCTGCGCGTCGCGAACCCGCGTATTCAGGTGATAGCGAAGGAAATCAGACCGGACGACCGGGTCAGTCTTGCCGCGAACGTTGAACCTTCGAAGGTGATCGGCCTTGACGGACACCCCAAGATTGGGGTTCGCCTTGATAAAACAGGCTTCGTCGAAGCCGTCCCGGAGTCGCCCCTTTTTGTCCTGGATGTCTTCCGCGTCAACTTCATAGATCAGCGAAAAGTGGGCGTCATCGGTGACGATACCGGTTGCGACTTGGGCCGATGCCTTGTGAAGGCGCATCCAGAGTTCGGAACGATCGCTTCCGGCAGTCGTGATGACCACGGATAGGGGCTGCCGGCGCTTGCCCATAGCCGTTTCGAGCTTCGACCATGTCTCTTTATGCTCTTCCTTCCAGGCATGGACTTCGTCGGCAACGAACCCGTGAAGGTTCATCCCGTCTTTCGACTCGGCTTCCTTGCCAAGCGGGACAACAGTTGACGCAGGCGAGCGGTAAACGAGCGAGTTCTTCCAGAAGTCGCATCGCTTTTTGAGCGTCGGATTCGATTTGACCTGACCGCATGTCTCGCGGAAGACAATCCGGGCCTGATCCCGTTCAACTGCCGCAATCACCAGTTCCGCGCGGGCTTCGCCATCCAGGAACAACAGGCAATTCAGGATCGCAGCCGCGAGCGGGGACTTCCCGTTCCCGCGTCCCATCGACAGGAACGACTCGCGGAACCGTCGAAGACCTGTCGCGGCCCATTTCCAGCCAAACAGGTTCCAGAAAATGAACTTCTGCCACGGTTCCAGGCGGAAAGGTCGCCCGCGAAACTCGCCGGTTGAATGCTTCAGCAACTGGACGAAGTCAATCGCCCGGTTCGCCGCGTCGTAGTCGAACATCAGCCCACGCGATGGGCCGCTCTTCAGGTCACGAAGGAACCGTTCGACAGCCGCCTTGACCAGTTTTCCGGCGACAATCGCCCCGGCCTGGACGTCTTCGCAGTAATCCAGGACGTCGCGTTCGTGATGGCTGACAACGCGGGCCGGTCGCTTTTTGCTCTTTGCCCTCGCTGCCATCATTAACCGCCTAACAACTGACCCATCGGGTCGTCATCTTCCTTCTTTTCGGGGGGCTTGATCGCGTTTCTCGCTGCCGGGGTCAGGCCGAATTGCACCATGGCCCATTTGAGCGTCGCCAGATTCTTTTGAATCACCCCAACCAACGGGTTCGCCATCGGCGTTTGGTCTTTGCCGACATAGACAATCAGGTTTTCAACGCTCAACGCCTCAGTGGTCCCTACAGTCCCCGCATAGCTTTCGCAGAGAACTTCCAACGCGATCGCGTCCAGTTCGGTCATCAACTCAGCGTTGACCAACTTCGGCCCGAGTAGGTCCCAGGCTTCGCGGGCCTTGTCCGATAGATGATCCGGCGGACTCGGAAGCGTGAACGTTAACCCTCGCTCGCGGTCATCTGTGTCGCGATCCCGGCGGGTCGTCCCCCGCTTTTGTTTGATAGCCGCCGGAGTCTTCGGCGGGCCGCGTTTGCCCATAGTTACAGCCCCGCTTCAGTCTTTCGCGAATGGCAAGACTTGCAGAGCGATTGAAGATTCCGAGAATCCCAAAACAATGTTGGGTCACCCCGGTGCGGTATCACGTGGTCAACATCAGTGGCGGGAGTCGTTTGTCCGGTGCGTTTGCATACGACACAAAGCGGACTCGAATTTAATTGCCAACCCCGTAATTTCTTCCATCGCGACAAGTTGTACCATTTACGCCATAGCGGACCGGCCTTCGGCCTCTTGGCGCTTTTAGCATTCGGTCTATACTTCGCCGGTCGTTCTGGCATGACACCCCAACGTTTGGGTTGCTCGTCATGCTCTCAGCCGCGTTTCCACTTCTCGAAAGGATTCGCCATGTCGTCTTGCGTCAAGAATGACGAGACAGGTCAGCAACTCTTCCTGGACCGCGAGAACTGGTTTTCCGGCGAAGCGTTGTCGCTGATCGAAGCGGCGGTTGCGCAGAAGGGAATCGGGCCACGCCGAACGCTCGCCATGATCTTGCATGACGGCTTGGGGTTCCCGCTCAGTCTGGTCGCCTTGCTTCAGGGGACGACGAAGAACGTTGTCGCGAAGAATGTCATCAGCGGCAAACGGCGGATGAAGAAATTGGCGAAGAAGTTGAAGGTCGAATCCCGACAGCTTTCGCTGTTCGATTCGATAACGGCGGAATCCCGTCGCGAGGATGACCCCGACTACGAAGATCCCGCCGCCGCGTTCCTCGAATCGTTCTCGCGAGCATGGGAGTCAGACGCCCAGGCCCGAGAACTGTCGGTCTAGTCGGCCGCGGCGAAGGGTCGATCGCACTCGCCGCAAACGATCTTCAGTTCCGGCTTGCCCCAAACGTTGGCTTTGCAGCCGGCGCACGTGTACTTGATTTTGTTCTTGGGGCTTTTCTCGCCTTCGCCTTCGTCTTCCTTGCCAGCCGTCCCGCCCAGGACGAATGATCCCGTTGTCCACGGGAGTTTGACCTTGTCGCTCATCTTCGACATGGCGACTTCGAATCGCCCGCCCGGTTCAATGTAGTGGTCCATGCTTTGCCCGGTTTGCTTCCCACCGGGTTGACCTGTCGTGGACGGGGTCAGGCCCACTTCGACCATCTTTGCGGCCCACTGTCGATCGTGATAGCAGACGCGGGACGGGGTTCCGTGGTCCTGTTGCCATTGGTGGCACATTTCATGAACTAGCGTGCTCATGGTGTCCGCCAAGTCGCGGTTGAGCGTCTCGGGGTTCAGGCTGATTTCGTGGCAGGTCTCTTCACCCTTCGACCAGCGGTGGGGGGCGAAGTGACCAACCGCGATCCCCCGCTTCGTTCGTCGACCGTCCCGGAAGACCAGCAGGCAGGGCTTCAGCGTTCCGCCGAACAGAGCGCGGTTGAAGTAGTCGTAGGCAGCCTGATACTTGCTGAACTGTTCGAGTGTCGGCTTCCGGATCATCGTTTCGCCCCGTCGATGTTGTATCGTACGATACAGAGTCTAGCGGCGTTTCCGGCCGGGCGTCAACAGTGTTTGTATCGTACGATGCAACTTTCCGCGAGTTGACCCCCCTTGCTCAAAACTTGACGGAATGCGCACAGACGGGGAATGCGGTATGCAGCTGCAACCGCTGTAGGGATTGACACCCCCCCGTACCCTGTCGGCCTCATTCGCCTTGCCGCTCTCGGCTTCGCCACTGCTCGCGTGTCGCGTTCTCTTCGCCTCGGGCGACTCGCCAGACGTTGGCCAGCGTCGACGCAGCACATCGCCTCACAGAGCGTCTGATTGTCGCTGTCTCAGGATGTCTCAGGATCGTCTCAGGCAGGGAAAGCATCCTGAGACAAGCGTAAATGATGGCAGCAGTGCAACATGCGTCACTGTCTCAGGATGTCTCAGGTGTCTCAGGCAGATTTCACGACTTCCCTCTATAGCACCAGCCCTAGGGA